GACCAAATCACAGTTGATCAAGGGTGCTTTTAGAGTACTGACCTTGAAACTAGGACAGGCAGGGATACCCATGCTTGTCACTAATCACACATATGATGTGATTGGAAGCTATGTGCCAGCTAAAGAAATGGGCGGTGGTAGTGGACTAAAGTATGCTGCATCGACTATAATATACCTATCCAAATCGAAAGAGAAGGATGGTACTGAACTGGTGGGTAACATCATTAAGTGCGAAGCAAAAAAATCTAGATTTACACAGGAGGGTTCTAAAGTTGCTACCAGATTATACTTTGACGAACGTGGACTTGACCGCTATTATGGACTCTTGGAGCTTGGTGAGAAGTACGGAGTATTCAATAGGGTGGGCAACCGTATCAAAATTGGTGGTGCTAATGTTTACCCTAAATCTATACTCTCTGATCCTACAAAATACTTCACAGAGGAAGTGATGGCAAAACTAGAAGAAGCAGCACGAACGGAATATAGTTATGGCAACTGAACGTATTGAACTAACAATACTAAGAAACTTATTATTCACAGAGGAGTACTACCGTAAAGTAGTACCCTTTCTTAAAGCTGATTACTTTCAAGAACATGATGAAAAAATAATCTTTGAAGAGATTCAAGATTTTTCTGGAAAGTATGACAAGGTTCCAACACAAGAAGTTCTTTTAATAAATCTACAAAATCGTACAGATCTTACAGAAGAATCCTTCAACAACGCTGTTGCAACTGTAAAGAGTTTAACTGATGAATGGGTTGACTTTGATTGGGTCTTAGATGCCACAGAAAAGTGGTGTCAGGATCGTGCTATATACTTGGCGTTGATGCAATCAATAAAGATTGCTGACGGTGGAGACAGCAAGTTGGACAAGGGTGCTATTCCTAGCATCCTTCAGGATGCTTTGGCTGTCTCTTTTGATGAACACATCGGACATGATTACATTGAACAATCAAAAGATAGATATGAATTTTACCACAAGGTCGAGGAAAAAATTCCGTTTGATCTGGAAAAGTTTAACTATATTACGAAAGGTGGGATCCCTAACAAGACTCTTAATATCGCTCTTGCTGGTACAGGTGTCGGGAAAAGTTTATTCATGTGCCATATGGCTAGCTCCGTCTTGTTGCAAGGACGGAACGTATTATACATTACATGCGAAATGGCAGAGGAGAAAATTGCAGAGCGAATTGATGCAAATCTTCTCAATGTAAATATAAGGGACATTCCAGAACTTCCAGAAGTTATATACAACTCCAAAGTCCAAGAGATTACTCGTAAGACTCAGGGTAAGTTGATTATAAAAGAGTACCCTACAGCATCTGCACATGCAGGTCATTTTAAGGCACTCTTATCTGATCTATCTTTAAAGAAAAGTTTCAAACCCGATATAATCTTTGTAGATTACTTAAATATATGTGCAAGCGTGAGGTATAAAGGTGCTATTGTTAACTCGTATACGTATGTTAAGGCGATTGCGGAGGAGCTTCGCGGTCTTGCTGTGGAACACAACTTACCTATTGTTTCAGCTACTCAAACTACTAGGAGTGGTTATGGCAATAGTGATCCTGACCTTACCGATACTTCTGAGTCTTTTGGTCTCCCTGCCACTGCTGATCTTATGTTTGCCCTTATCAGTACTGAGGAACTTGAACAACAAGGTAGGATTATGGTTAAACAACTCAAAAACAGGTACAACGACCCGACCTCATCTAGAAAGTTTATGGTAGGTATTGACAGATCTAAGATGAGGTTGTATGATGTTGCTGATAGTACATCTGTTATTGATGTAGAAGAAGAGGAGATGCCTCAGTTCTCTGAGACACAAAACCGATTATCTAAATTTGCTGAATGGAACGTATAAACTATGACTAATAATGTTGACTTTGATAAGTACTCTCATTTCGTGGATGCTGTCACAAGCGATAGTTCTAAGGATTTTGTCAGTCTTGCTGACCGTCTGGGTGAACTTGACAGACAAGGTGCAAATATTGAACGTCTTACCACTGCTGGCGTTGGGCTTGCTGCTGAGTCTGGAGAGTTTCTGGAGATCGTTAAAAAAATGGTATTTCAGGGAAAGCCTTGGAACAACGATAACAGAGAGCATCTTATTATTGAGTTGGGTGATGTTATGTGGTATGTGGCACAAGCTTGTATGGCTTTGGACGTATCTTTCGACGACGTTGTGCGAGGTAATGTTAAGAAACTAGAGAAGAGATATCCTGGTGGAAAATTTAGTGTAGAGAAATCTGAAGTAAGAGCAAAGGGGGATCGTTGATGCCATTAACAGGTCAAGTAGAAGAGTCTCTTAGAGAGGCTCAAGCATGTTTAAAGAATGCACTTGCATTTGCAGCACGTAATGAGAAACCATATATTAGTAAGCATATTGCTTCGTACTTATTTGATATAGATAATCTTATAGCAGTAAATGATATGCTAGAAGTATTAGATGAGGAGTTAGAATCTAAATAGTCAAAGGATATACCTTTGATTGATGGCTTTTAATAACATCCATACAAATCAACAAATTAAAAATGGATTCCCTGCTGGTAGGGGAGGGAAATTTTCTAGAGATAGGTGGACTAGAATTGCTCAGATGACTGGTAATTATAACCAGTGGTTCTTGGAAGAAAATTTTAGGACTCCTAATTTTGCTGGCAAACAAAATAAAATAAAGATGATAAAGATAAAATGTCCTCAACATATTGTGGATTCTATAAATCTTCTTTATAATAAGGATGTTAGATGGAAAAAGTTTTTGCCTGGTGGCACTAGTCAAAATACCAATACTAAATTTGAAGCATATAAAGGTGCAGCAAAACCTCCTTCTGAGGGTGATTTATATGTTGATACAATGTGGCCATGGACTAGTGAGTGGCAACCAAGTGACAATACTAGAAGAGATGTAAAGGAAAGATATCAGATAATAAGATTTATAGCAAGCGGTAAGACAGAAGGTAGTGCAAAAGTTTCTGCTGCTGCTATGACAAAATTACAAGAGACTGGTTCTGCTATTGTTTTTAGACATGTTATTATAGGCAATCTTAAAAATCCTAAGAATGCAATAGACATTGCAAATCATAAACCATGTAGGGAAGAGTTAGATCGTGAATGGCAATCAGTAGCAGGAGTTCCATGTGACATGGGATGGATAGAGAACTTCTTTAAACAACAGAAAGCATTGTTGGCAGCTCTTGCTTCATGCTCAGGTAGTAATCAATTTGAAGAGTTTCAACGTGATGGTGATTTCATGAAGTTTATCACCGATGAATGGATAGGTTCCAAAAATCCTTCAGGAATTAAAGGAAAAGATAATTGGAACCCTGCTGATATATGGTTGATAAAAAATCAGAATCAACATATCAGAACTCTTAGATCTCTAATGAGTTCACCTGCTACTGGAAGTACAAGTTTTAGAAAGAGATTGTTTGCATCAAAGATAGATCAGTTTAATGCTAAGATGAGACAGTTGTTTAAGGACAAAGAGATCTGGGGAGTATCTTTGAAGTTGGTTACTCAGAAAGAAGCGAAGTGGGAATTTGTAAACGTTGATGATGCTTACTTTGCATCACTAGAGAGTAAACAATTTAAGTTAGGTACTGGATCTTATAAACCAGTATGCAAATTATCTACAGAAACTAAAGAAGGTGCTGAGATATTTACTACTCAGGATAGTATTCTTTGGGTTGTTGATGGTGACGCACAGTATAAGTTTCAGGTTAAAGCAAACACTAGTACTAAGAGAGATAATTTAAAATATGAAGCAACTCAAAAAGGATTTGGTGCTGCTAGATTAGGTAAGGCAACAGCAGAATATGTTGAAGGACTTATTACAGCATATAGATCTAGACATTTTAATCCAAAATACAAAGATTTTGAGAAATCAAACTCAGAATATCCTTATACTGGTGATGAATTTTTAGAATGGAAAGATAAGATTACTGAAATGGCAACGTTCCTTGACAAACAAGGAGTTGATTTAGATGGAGTTAAACCAGAAGATGCTTACAATAGAATAATGGGAGCACAAGTAAATACTCCTCATGTTGCCAATAGTAAAGTCATGCAAATGGCATGGTTATGTACTATACTTTCTATTCATAAGGATGGTGATGATAATATTAATGAGTTTCTTACTGACTTAGTGTTTATGTCTAAGAAAGAAGGTAAACAATATGGTCCTTTTTTAAAGTTGTACTGATGTCTAAGAATACTCACCTAGAACACTTAGAAGATAGCATCTTAATTGATGGTACAGCAGGTGCTAAGGATGCTTTTGTATTCTTAGATGATCTTGCACGATCATTTAGTGGTAATACTAGCAGTAACTTTACTGTTACTACAAAATGGGATGGTGCTCCTGCTATATTCTGTGGATTATATCCAGGAACAAATTCTTTTTTTGTTGGTACTAAGTCAGTCTTTAATAAGGATGCAAAGATTAACTATACTAATGAAGATATTGAACGTAATCATGGACATGCTCCAGGACTAGTAAAGAAATTAAAAGATGCTTTAAAGTATCTACCTAAACTAGGTATTACTGGTGTTGCACAGGGAGATTTGTTATTCACTGATGATAAGGGAACAGATATAATAAATGGTGTCAGTAATATAACTTTCAAACCTAATACTATTACATATTCTGTTGCTAAAGGAGATGCTTTATACAACAAAGTTAAGGCAGCAAAGATAGGAGTAGTATTTCATACATTTTATGAAGGACGTAGTATTGAATTTTTAAGTGCTAAGTTTGGATTTGATATATCTAAATTAAAAGAGCATGATGATATATTAGTTCTCAGTGCAGAGACAGGAGAACTTGGTAACGATACTTTATTAACACAAGGAGAGAAGAATATTTTAATTGGGTTAAAGCAAAAGAGTACTAGACTTGTTAATAGTGCTTCTCCATTTTTAGATATTGTTTCTGAACAGATTAAAGCAAACGATCAATTAACTGTTGGACCTAAGTTGAAGGTATTTTTTAATAAGTATATTAGAGATGCAGTTGCTGTTCCTGCTGGTAATTTATTTGTAAAACAATTTACAACTTATTGGGAGGGAGAACTAGGTAAGGCAGTTGGTAAACTAAAGACACCTAAAGCAAAGGCAGCAAAGCTTCAGAAGATGTACGATGGACTTGATATAATTGAAAAGAATAAATCATCCTTAGCTAGTGCTGTTGATCTTTATAAAATCATACAAAATTCTAAGTCAATTTTTATTAAGAAATTAGAGAAAGGAGAAAGATTTGGTACGTATCTCAGAACTGAGGATGGACTTGAGATGACATCTCCAGAAGGATATGTTATAATAAGGGACGGTACACACGCTCGTAAATTAGTAGAACGTGCTAGATTTAGTGCTGCTAACTTCAAGAAGGATACTCTTCCAACTAAGAAATGGGTGGAAGGTGATGCAAAGTAAACGAATAGTGTTTACATTTGGTAGATTTAATCCACCAACTACAGGACACTTGAAACTTATAGAAGCAGTGGCTAAAGAGGCAGGACAAAAAGATGATTATCGTATTGTTCCTAGCAGATCATTCAAAGCTGATAAGAACCCATTGAAAATTGATATTAAACTTGCATGGATGAAGAAGATGTTTCCTAAACATGCAGATAATATTATAAGTACTCCAGATCTTAATGTTATTATTAAGGTCATGCAATCTTTTCAGGGAATACCTCCTGATGGTTATACTGATGTGTGTATGATTGTTGGATCTGATAGAGTTCAGGACTTTACTACCTTATTAAACAAGTATAATAGAGATCCTAATGATCCAGATAAGACAGTAGA